GTCGGCATTAGACCAACTCCGAGGCGGCTCGACCGCGGCGGGCTCGGTGTCGGCTTCGCCGTCCGGCTCGTCGGGTAGGTCTGCTTCCTCGGTATCGCCGGGGGCCGGGTCTTCCGGTCCGGGGCCTGGCTCCGTTTCGGGAGCAGGTTCTGGGGCTGCGGGCGGCTCCCGCGGCGGTGTCTGTTGCGCGCGCTGCCGGCGCGGCGGCTCGAGGAGGCCCTCGATCCCGGCCATCACCTCGGCTTCGCTCATGCTGGTGGCGGGCGCGGCGGCGCCTTCGCCGCCAGTCGCCTGGCGCGTTTCACTCATATTTCACATCCGTCAAAGGGTTAAGGTCGCAATCGCTCCAGCGCGCGGACGTACTTGTCGCGCCCGCCGTGCCGCCAATCGACGGCAGCCGCCGCCATCACCGCTATCTCCAGATCGCGCCGGGTAAACCGCACGATACGGCTGCCGTCCGGGGCCAACTCGCCGCGCGCGATCTGGTCGAGCAGCAGCCGCAGCGCCGTCTTCAGCAATTCGCGATTGGTCGGGAAGCCGGGCAAATCAGCGCAGCCCCGGCACGAACAGGAAAATCCCCAGCAGCAGCGCGCAGATCCAGGCGATCCAGGGCCGGCCGGCGACGTAAGGCTGGGCCGGCGGGGTCAGCGCCAGGAACCAGATAAACATCGCGACGACCCAAAGAATCATGACGATCATCGCACCGCTCCCAATCATGCTGCGTCCCGTTCCTGCATCCGCGCCCGCGCTTCGATGCCGCGCGCCGTGCCGAGCATCTGCCGCAACTCGCCCTTCAATTCTTCGACGGCGCAGTGCAGCCGATAGGCCGCCTCGCGCGCCTCGACATCACCGATCTTGCTGACGCGCCACCTGTCGACGATCTTCTGCTGCACCCGGTCGAGCGCCAGCACCAGGGTCGGGTCGTCGAGCAAGCGCCGCGCCGCCTCGCCGAGCTGCATCGGGTCGCTCGGCGCCGGCTGCGTGCTGCGCCACGGGGGCCGCGGCAATTTGCGCTCGGCCCACCAGTAGGCGAACGGCGTCCAGATCAACGGGGAATGCCTATATATAGAAGCATGAACCTTCGCACCGCTCTCGCCCGCGTCCGCGAGCATGGCTACCTAAACGAGTTTTCAACGCCAGTTGATACGTGGTTCATCGCGCATCGGGTAGCCGGCGGCATGTCCGACGATGCCGTAGAAATCCCCGCCCCCCTTGCCTTCCGACTGATCGACAGCGGACAAGTTGTGCGGGCAGGTTACGGTCATGAGCTAGTAAACCGCTTGGGGTGCGGCTCGGTCTGGTACACTCTCAAACCCGCCGAGGCCAGCTAACCCGCCGGCCGACAGCAACGGCAAATTGCCCTTAACGAAATCGATCAACGCCTGCTGCGGCGTCACACCCCGCTTCCCGGCAGTCAAGCGGACACGATCTTCCAGCACCTTGAGAAACGGGTCAGCCGTCGATTTCAGCCCGGTCTGCTCCCCGCCGCCAACCCAGGCCGATGCCTGATACTGTGCCGGCGTCATCCCCATTTTAGCCGCCTCTTCCTGTTGCAATCGTTCAAGAAAACCATAAGCCGAGGGCTCGGGGACGTCGACCGGCCGCCCCATGGTATCGGTCATACCCAGTAGCCGAGCATTGTGCGCATCAATGGTGACCGGCAACTGGTTGCCTTGCAGATTCTGCGAAAAGCTCGCCGGCTTCGGGTTCTGCAATACCGGGAAACCACCGTTGTCGAGCACATTCCGCGCATTCTGAATGTGCAGCCGCTGAGCCATGTGTCCATATGGTGCCGGCAAAGGCGGGTCAGTGATCGGCAAGCCCTGCTGCGCTTGTGTGTAATAATAAGAGGCATTCCGCGCATTCTCGGCGACCTTCGACCGCGGCGAGGTCGACGCTACTAGATCCATGTACCGGCTATAAGCCTGCTGCCCAGCCTCATCGCCAAGAATGTCGCGAAACGAGGCGCGGAGAGGCTCGGTGTTGTACCATTCGAGGCCGCCCATTTGAGCGCCTCGGCCCACCACTTCATTGACCCGCGCCATGTTTGCCGGATCAGCAAGAGCTTGGGTCCGCGCCGGCACGCCTCGCGCCGGCACATAACGCTCCAGATTAAGCTGCGGCACGTCCGGCACTTCAGCGAGGCGCGAATAATCGAATAGCGGCGCCTCAGTTCCCTTGCCGAGATTGGGCGCAGTTAATGAACTCGCCGCCTTGCCCAAACGCGTTGCCAGCGGTGCCGGCCCGAACGCGCCGAGCAATGCCTCGGTATCGCCTGTCGCGAAAGCCCGGTTGATGTCCTGTATTCCGGACCGCGCCATCTCGCCCGACAGCACCCTGTCGAGCCATGGCTGCGTCATCGGCTGCATCGCGGTGCTGGCCTGCGCAGCCCCGGCCGCCTCCGGGTCGCCGCCGCCGAGAAGCTGCTGCAGCCAGTCGAGGACCGCCACCGCTAAGGGTTAACCGGCGCGTATGTCGGCCAAGGCCGATCGACATTCACGACCGAAGCCGGCCTCGGCGGATTGCCTTGCGGCACGGGGCGCGCCGGAGGCAGGACGGCTCTCTCCATCAGGACACAGTATTAATAGTACAGGCGCGCGTGCGCGCGCGTGACTCAGAAAGCGGTGCGCTGTCAAGCATTAAATTGCCGGGCCATTAAACTGCGGCCCTGGCCCGCCCTGCCCCGCGGCATAAGCCCCGGCGGCGAATTTGAGCTCCACTTCCCTCTGCTTCACCGCCGCCTCGGCCTCGACCTTAGCGCGCGCGATCAGCAAATCGTGCTGGGCTTTCTGCTGCTCCAAATCCATCTCGTGCTGCTGCTTCTGCTGCTCCAGCATCATCTGATGCTGTTGCTTCTGCTGCGCTAATTGCGCCTCCAGCTCGGCCTTCTGCTGCGCCGCCGCGGCATCGGCCTGCGCCTTCATTTGCACCGCCGCTACCGCCGCCTGCGCCTTGATCTGCGTCGCCTGAACCGCGGCCTGTGCCTGCATCGCGCCCGGATCGGGCGGCGGTGGCCCACCCGGCGGTGCCGCGCCAGGCGGCGGCGGCTGCGACGGGTCGGCGAAAAACGATTGCTTAAACCCGGCATTCTCCTGCAACGCCTTCAACGCATCGTAGACATTCTGCGTATAAACCAGCGGCCCCTTCGGCCCGCCCTGCTGCTGCACGATCCCGTTCTGCAGCTGCACCACCGTCATCAGATGCGTCAGGACCTGGTCGCGGTTGCCCGTCCCCAATCCCACCGATACCGTCACCGGCATCGCCTCGCGCCACTCGCGCGGGTCGATCCGCAGCCAGCCGCCGGTCACCCGGATGATCCGCTCCTGCTGCTGGTGCTTGCGCACCAGGCCGAGAATGCCGCGCATGAGCTGCTCGACGCCGTGCGCGAAGATCCGGGCAAACAGCTCGACCCGCTGCGCCTGCGCGCCCTGCGCCATCGCCAGACCGGCAGCCGTCGTATTCGACAGGGCGTCGGGGGAAATCGCGTTGTTCTGTCGCGCGACCCCGGTGCGGATTTCCTGCGTCTCGTCGATGTACTGCACCAGCGGAAAGCTCTTATCCGCCGTGTACGGGATCATCATCGGCTGAATGCCGCCAAGGCGGCGCGACCGAACGATGCCCCCCGGCCGCAGAGTCAGCAAATCATCAAACGTATTTTCGTTAACAGAGTCGTCGGCTACTTCAATTCGCGGCCAATTCGACAGATACGCATTGTCGACCATCTGCCGCACGATCGACGACTTGATCTCCTGCAAATCGGCCGTCAGATCCGCCAGCGACAACCCCACCAGCCGGTGCGATTGCGGGATCGGCGTGATCGGGACAAATTGGATCTCATCAGCACACTCGATGCACGCCTCGCCGTTCTTGGTGAGGATGATCAACCCGTGCCCGGCGGTCATCACCTGGTACAATTCGGTGGTCTTGCCGTCCTTGCTGAGCTGGGCGTAATTCTCCTCGACCCAGATGTGCCGCGCCGGGGTGCGCGCATCGTCCTGAAACGGCGGCAGATCGTCGCCACGAAACCGCTCGACCCGCTCGATATTCATTTCCATGTCGTCGTGCAGCGGCACCAAATCGAGCGTGTCCTCGTCGTAGCCCTGCTCGACCAGGTCGCTGTAGGTCCACCGCCGCCGGTGCGCCAGAAACGGGATGTCGCCGCGCTTGGCCCGCCGCGAAAACAGGATCTCCTCCGGCGCGACGTTCTCAATGCGGATGCGCGGAAACTCGCGCGTCGTCCGCAACGTCACGTCAATCAGCTCGATTTCGGGCGGCGGGGCCGGAGGCATCGGCGGCATCGGCGGCGCCGGCGGCATGCCCGGCACCATCGACGCCTGCGGTTGCTGCGGCGGCGGCGGAAACGGCAGGTCCAAGCCAAAACTATCGCGCGGCTGCTTGTAGCGCCGCTCCTTCACGATCTCGACCTCGGCCTCACCCAGCAATGCATCCAATTGCGGCTGCACCAGCCCGGTGTAGCTCTGCGTCTCCACCTCGCGCTGCGTGTCGGCCCAGTATTTGACCCAGCCGAGCCGCTCGAGCAGCGCATCCTTGAACCAATCATGCAAAATCATGAAGCCGGGGTTTTCGCGCTCGAATATGTGGTTGACGTACTCCGTCGCCTGCTTTGCCGCCTGCTCCATCCCCGGCCGCGGCGGCTCCACGATGCAAATCTGATCGCTCGCGGTGAAAATCCGCATCAAGGCCGGCAATACCCACTCGACCGCCTCAAGGACGGATCGCATGACCACATTCGACCGGTCAGTGCCGACCGGGCCCGGCAACTCGCCCTCGTAATATTTGAGCGCCTGCAGCCGGTCCTGGCTCAGACTGCCGCCGTCCTGACCCAGCGCCTCGTCCAGCTCGCGCTGCACGATCGCCTTCACCTCGTCCTCGTCCCAATCGCCCCCGATCCCCTGCGGGATGTTGCCGGGCCGGTCGGAACCGTAGGGGCTGCCCATCAGCGATTACCGCTCAAAACTGCACCGGAGGAAGCTGTAATCTGGCCTGCCAACCCGGCAACATCGAAGGATTTTTCCCGGTCAAGCCGCGCGACCAATCACCGGTCACTTGGGCCGGCGACTGCCACGGCTGCGCCGGCTGGCTCGCCCCGATCCCGCTGTCGCGCAACAGCCGGATCAGCGCATCCCAATCGCCCGGCTGCAACGGCGCCGCGCCCGGCTGCGGCATCTGCAAATTCGCCGCCCCGGTCATGCCGGTCGTGCCGGTGACGCCTGTCGGCGGCGTCGCCCCAGTCGGCAATGTCTGCTGCGGATTAAGCTGATTCTGCCCAAAGCCCTGCGCCGGATACGCCGCCAGCAACCGCTGCAACTGCGACAGCTCGTCCTCGGCCATCAGCCGGCAACCACAACCCGCTTGCCGGGATTATCGGCGCGCGCCTTGGCAATCGTGGCGGCCGGGCCATTCTTGCCGCCACCACCCGCCGCCGTGTCCTTCGGCTGCGGCGGGCGAACGTGATTAACCGCCGGCTTGCCCTTCACCGGCGCAAACATGTCCATAACTGCCATCGGACGCTCCTTATATATAAGCCATGGCCATGCCGGCACGGGATGCGCCGAGCCCGCCGCGTCGCAGCAAGAAGTAATCCCGCAGCCGTTGCACTCGGGGCACGGCAGTTGCTGCTGCCAGCTTAGGCCGAAGCCCACGGCACAACCCGCCGCCCCCGCTGCCCCGGCACGCCTCGCAGATCACATCCAGCCGCCGCGCGGCATCATCTGGTTGAGCGGGCCGGATGTCCGCAACGCCGACGCCGCCCGGTCGTTATAATCCCGGCCCTGGATCGCCTGATCCAAGTCCACCGGCAAGGCGCCCTGGTTAAACCGCCGCAGCAAATCATGCAGGCTGCGCATCGACGCATCGACACTCGCCCCCGGCATTGCCGGCGGCTGAAATTGCGGCGCGGCCGGCACCACCGTGTCGCGATTGCCCCTCGGCGCCGCCGCACGCCCGTAAATCCCCGCATCATTCGGGTCGGTCGCGCTGAAATTGAAATCGCGCCCGCCCGGCGGCACCACATTGTCGCCACCCAGCCGCCACGGCTCCTGCGCCGGGATCCCCGCCGGCGGCGGCCCATACCAAAACCCCGGAGGCGGCTCGGCCGCCGGGCCGCTCGGCGCCCAACCACCCAAATACGCCCGCAATACGTCAAGCACGTCCGGCATCAGCGGTCGCGCCGCTTCGCCAGCAACGCCGCCCGCGCCTCCCGGTCGACCGCGTGATCCGGCTCCGCCCCGTACAGCGCACCCGATACATCCTCCCCCTCGACACCCTTGCGCAGCCGCGCCACCTCGGCCTCCAGCGCCGTCAGCCGGGCCGCCAGCGAGGCGTTGCCCGCGCGGATCTCGCCCCACACCGTCTCAACCTGCTGCACCCGCTCCGCCAACGCCTCAAACATCCGCGCGTCGCTGCTGCTCATCCACACACCCTCTCCGGCGCAAACAAATCCGTTTGCCGCGCCGCGTATGTCAGCATCGGCGTGGTCGCCGCATAACGCGATGCACTCGACCCGTCGATGCTGGTTGCGCCCGCCGCCGCAGCCATCGCCATCCGCTTGGCACTGTTGACCCGCGCAACGTGGTAATGCACCCCGTGCTCGGCGCAAAACCTGCCCCATTCCGCCATCGTCGCCAGTTTCCACTCGGTGCTGCCGCCGAGAAAAATCCCAACCCGCGAACCGATATGCGGCTCCAAATCACTCGTTTGCATGCCGTCCTGCACCGCTATCAACACCAGCGGCGCGACCGACAGGCATCGGTTCATGTACCGCAGCGACAGCGCCAGGCTATCAAGCCCGCCGGCAACGATATCCGGCAACACCAGCCAGTCGGCGACAACCGGCTGAGCAGCGAGCCAATCGAGAAACGCCTCATAGCGGTCCTCGTCGAATTGGCGCCCGGCTTGGTGATCAGACCAGGCGCCGTTATCGCCGCAGATCCGCCCAAACCCTTCTGTCCGCCACTCGGCGGCGCGTGATACCAGGAGCCCCCATCCGTGCCGCCTTAGCGCGTCGAGGTTTCGCCGCGTCCCGGTCCGGCTGGCGTAGCAGATCACCGTATCCCGGCATCCCTGGCGCGAAGCGTCTGTGCCGCGCGTGCGTCCTCCTGCGAGATCAGCTCGTCAAGTCCGAGCAGTGCCCGCAGAACGTGCTCGCGGCTACCGACGAAATCTTCCTTGAACATAATCCCGGCCTGCAGCAGCACTTTTAGCGCATCCGCCAGGGAGTTGCGGACGGCGCAGATCTGCTCATGATCATCCATCATCGCCGATCCACCCACAGCCACAGCCGCAGGATCACTTCCAGCCACCACGCGTCCGCCAGCGGATCAGGATGCACCGTCGCCGCCTGAATCGCCGCGTCGCTGCTGCTCATGCCCGCTCCCTGTGTTATGCTCGCCGCGGCGTGGCGGATAGGGTAGCTCCCGACAAGCCCGACTTGTTTCCGCAACCGGGCTTCCGCTGCTGCCTCATACCGGCCGCCTCTCGCCGCGCTCGTACGCCTCCCGGCCATCGAGCGCGTTGTGGACCACAATGCCGTCGTCATCCACCGGATCGCACCAGCATTCGAGGCTCACCTCGTGCTCGCGCAAATCGGAGAGCGGCAGCACGTGCATCCGCAACTCAGCGTCCAGCGTCTGCCGCAGAAGCTCATCCATTCAGCGCAGCCCGGACGCAACCGCCTTCGCAATGTACAGCTCATCCTGAGAAAGCTGGATCGCACCAACCCCGACGCTCACCTCTTGACCCAAGTGCCCAATACACTCACGCTGGATCATCTCCACCAGCACATCCCACACGCCTCGTGGCAAGGCCAGCTTCGGAAACAAATCGGCAAAGGCACCAACCACCTCCTCCGCAATCTCCTGACAACCTTCCCACTCGGCCAACTCCTCCTTCGTCATCACACTATCCCCAGCGGCGCATACTTCAGCGCCTTCGGCCGGCCCCGCGGCGCCTCATACGCCACGCACATCAGCCCAAACGCATCCGCGCAATGACTGCTCCAATCGTGCTCGGGCCCGAGGCCGACGTCGCGCACATCCTCCGACTTGCGCTCGTGGTACCAAGCCAAAGCCTCCCGGCCCGCCTCGGTGGTGTCTTCATTGAACCATATCGACGGAAAAAGCCTTCTCCCCGCCTCGATCCGGGCCCGCGCCGCGCCCCGGCCCTGGTTCGGGATCACCTCGACGCTGAACCCAGCCTGGCGGAAGGCGCTCTCAAACGACACCTCGTACACCCTGTCGTGCGTCGCGCCGTCATGCGGCAAGTACACATTCGCCTTGCCCCAGCCCTTCTCCCGCAGCCACGCCACGTGCACCGCAAGGGGCTCACCAACGGATTCGTAATAGTCGAGGATTCGGACTTCCCCGCGCCCGACAAACTGCACCACCCACTGCGCATACGCGTCGCTCCGGGCCCCCGTGCCGCCAATGTCGACATACACCCGCACCGGCAAGAGCGGATCCTTGCTGACGTGCCCGATCCGGCCTTCTTCCTTCGCCTCATTCAGCAGCCGCGCGTAATACGCACCGACATGGCCGGTGGCGAATTCGCCTAACCACACATGCCCGTACTGATCCGGCCGCCGGATCTCGTCCTCCCGCCGGATCTGCTCCAATGTCGCCGGAAACCACGGATTGTCCCGGTACGTCAGGCCGACGATCTTGCTGTTGTCCGGCGGCGTCTCCCGGAAACGCTGGTTGGTCGCCGAGGCGCGCCGCTCCGGGTTCCACGTCACCCAGATCTCGCTGCCCGTCTCACGCACCGTCGGGATCGTCTTCTGCCAGGCTATCTCCGATACCTGCTCCGCCTCGTCCACCCAGAGAAGGCGTATTCTGGCGGTGGATTTCACCGATTCGATATTCCGCCGCAGCCCGACAAAGCTAAAGTCGATGCGGCCGTCACGGGTCCGGATGTACTTCTCGCCAACCTCGTAGTGGCCCGCCAACCATGGCTCGCTCTCGATCGCCAGCTTGATCTCCGCCATCGATGACTCGTCGAGGCTGTTCTGAAACTCGCGCCCGCAGACAATCACCCCCGACTGGTTGGCCATGCTGCAGCGCAGGCCATACACCGCCGCCATCTTCGCAAAGGATCGGCTTTTTGCCGATCCCCGGCCGCCCCAGGCGCCGCGATACAGCGCCTCGCCCGAGAAGACCGGGATCAGCTTCTCCGGCAGCTCGATCGACTGCGCACTCATCCCCGGCTCGCCCGCAATAACCGCCGAGCTCCCTCTACCCGATACAGCGCTTCCGTCTGCCAATATACCGGCGTCAGCTCACCTTGCTCGGTGAGCCCAAGCCGAGCCAGCGTGTCCAGCCGCTCGCGATCCGCCTGCCGCGCAATCTCGTCCTCACGGCGGGCCACCGCGATTTGTCGCCGCCGCTCCGCTTGCCGCCACTGCCGATCACTCTCCGCCCGGTACTCCGCCTCGCGCTCAGCCCGCGCCGCCTCCCAGGCTTGCTGCGCCCTCGCCGGCGCCGCACTCGTCGGACGGGGCGACGCGTCGCCATAGCGCGAGCCGCTCGCCGTGTACTCCCGCCCGTCCGGACCAAACAGCGTGTCCTTGTGCCGCCTGAGAAAATCCTCCCAACTGTCGCCACTCGACGGCGACACCGCCTCGATCACGTCAATGCGGCCGCATTTGCGGATCTCCGCAATTACCGACGCCGCATCCGCCTCAAACCATTCCGCCGGCAATACCGCAGCCCAGCGGCTGCCCCAATACCCACGCCGCGCCCGCGCGTGAAAGCGCAATGCCACCGCACGCCGACGGTTCTCTACCGGCTCCAGCCGCAATTCGCTCACCGCGACGGCACCCGACTGGTGTCAACGCAGAAGGCTGCCGATACGGAGGCTTGTTTCAGGACGTAGGCGAGCGCCGTGTTGCAGTTGCTCATCGAGGTAAAGGGTACCACCACCGCACCTCCACCCGTCACCGTCACCACCATCACCGATATGCTGACGACAAGGGCAACCAGTGACACATTGGGGACTCCGGTGGTGGCGTTAGTGACGGTGGTGGTGACGGAAAGTGGTGGGGGATTGCGGAAAAAAATATTCGAGGGGTATACCGAAACCACATATACGATATGGGGCCGTCAGCCACCGATATGGAACCAATCCTGTCAGGGGGTGGCCCGGCCCCGTCACCTGCCCCGCGGGTTGCTGCGGGGCCTGGCTGCCTTCACCGAGGGGGAGCGGTGTGTCGGCGGCTTGCTGGGCTGCGGCGCCTTGGTGCTGGTGGGCTTCTTCGGGGCCTCGACGATCGGGTTGGCTGCCATCGGGTTTGCCTTTTAGTCTACGCGCGCGAGGGAAGCGGCGTTTGAATGGGGGATCAGGTGGGGGATGGAAGGGTAATGTGCTGGCGAAACCCTAGGGTTTCTGCGGGTTTCGTGGCAGAGGCTGGCGGAGCACGTATCCTCTAGCCCTCGTCATCCGGCTTGGGTAGACGCTTCGGAGCGACCGGGACTAGCTGGATCATTGTAACCAGCGGCCGATCCGGGTCGCCCGTCAGCTCCTGGGTGACTTTGTCACCGAATTGGCGCGGCAGAAGCTTGGATAACAGCCACTTCCTGTTGTCACACATCAGCCTGGCACGCTGCACCAGAGCGTTGTCGGGAATACCATTCACTGTGATGTCAGCGTCACCGATTTCGATTACCTCTTCAGCGACGCTTTCGAGGCCCATTTCCCTTGCGCGAGCGTATTGCGAACCGACAGTGTCGGGCCATTTCCTCACCCACTTCCGCACTGCCATTTCATCTGGCAGTGACGGATCACGGCAGATGGAGCGAAGGCTTTCACCTGCGGTAAGGCGATCGAGGATCAACTCGAGGACTTCGTCTGAATAGACGGGTTGCGATCCATTACGACCGCCGCGTTTAGCGGGAGCAGCCTTTTGCATGGCAGGATTAGCGGTGGTTTGCACAGCCTGGCACCATTGCTAGCGTTTCAACGCACAAGTCAAGCACAATCGGCTCCGTCAGTAGCGAGTCGATTGACGGCGTCGCAGAAGTCGATGTTTTCGGTGAGCATGAGATAAACCAGGGATCGATTTCGACGATGCTCTCGTTGCACCATTCTCCGCGAGTGACTCGGATACTGTTCCAGCCGCCGAGTTGGCGTTGCATTTCGGCCTTTGCGTGCTCGGCGATGTCCTGCGCGATGGGGTGTTTGGTATCTTTGCGGACAGCAACAGTTCGGTGAGGTAGCGGGCATTGAGTTCGAGGCTTCGGACGATGTTGCGCATGAGTTTGATTTCGAACAGATCGTTGTAGCGGCTGACAAGCTTGGCTCCTCGATAGGTCACGTCGTCACATCCTGAAATGGTTTTGGAGAGTGCCAAGCGTGCTCAAGAGCACGCCTTTGACGACGTGCGGATGAACGGCTTCGCCGCACCACGATCGTCGCAGTGCGAAGTCTCGCATGCTGCAATCGTTGCCGAGCACGTGCCAGGCGCAGGCTCCTGCGGGTGACGCTAGGCCGCCGAGGGCGTCGATGGCGCGGTCGAGGCTGGTCTTGGCCCAGAGGCTGCCCATGGGCTGTGCGAGCTTCACGCCGCCGCTGACGTGGGTCCGTGACGGGTCTGTGGCGTGGAGCGGGTCGCTAGCGGCGGCTCGGAAGAGCGTGTGAAACTGCTCGCCGGCGGCTCTCTGCGCTGCGGTGATGGAGCCGTTGCGTTCGAGCTTGGCCAGCAATCCTTCGGCTCTCCAGGGCACGCCGATGCGTCCGGCGGTGTCGGCGATTTGGCGGCGATCGCGGGTGATGCGGGAATGCTGTCGGCGCTCTGGTGACGGTTTGGCACTGGTGACGGTTTGGCTTGATGTCATATGTGTCACCGATCTGTGGTTTTGGTTGGCATTCGTTTGATGGCGTCGGCGGTGTGGCGGATTGTGCTATTGAGCAGGTTTGTGACGTAAGCGATATCTTCTGGGGTTGCGGGTGGCGTCGTTAGTTTCGGGCGGGCGGGTTTATTAAATTTCTTTCGGTAATGGGCTTCGGCGATATCGGCTCTGGCGGGGTCGAACCAGTTGCCTTCTGGGTCGCACGGTGAGGTTTTGACGTGTTGCTCGACATCGAGGAAGGCTCTGCGGAATCCGTAGGTATCGGCGTGCCATTGCCACTTCTCCGGCACGGAGAGAGCGGCGAAGCCGGCACGTTTCTGCTTATCGAGGGCTGGTTGGAAGAGGTAGGTCACTTCAGTTGCTCGATTTCCTCGGGGGAGAGAGGCGGTGGGGGGCCTGGCGGTCGGTCTGGGATGTATTCGAAGTTTGGGTCGTGTCCGTTTGGTTTTGGTGACAGGTCTGGTTTGGCGTTGATGGCCCATCGCAGCCATCGGGGTCCGTCACGAATGGCATTCGGGTAGAGCAGGAACTTCTCGGCTTCCAGGTGAAGGTCAACGGGCGGCAGATTGTGCTTGGCGCGTAGCTCGGCGGCGGCACGGATCATTTCTTCACTGACATCGAATTTGTCACCTTGAGAGAGAGGGTCTTCGCCGGGCGCCTCGCGCGCGCGGCTCTCTCTCTCCTCTGAAGTACCTTTGATAAAAGGTACGTAAGAAGGAGTATCCGTTACCGTATGAGGTTCCGTTACCGTATGAGGTTCCGTTACTGCGCAAACGACATCCGTAACGTTTGTCGTATGTAACGCGTTACGTGGGTTGTTACGTCGCCACTCTGCAATGCGTTTCCGCTCTGCTTCTCTACGCTGTACGTTGGCGGCGTGGGATGCGTACGCACGCTTGACTTCGTCGCACATCACGGGATGGTAGAGGCGGCCGTCTGAGCAAAGAATGAAGCCGTGCAATGCGTTAGCACGGACCTTGGTCCAGCGGCGACCGGCGCCCGAGAAGCCGGCGAGCGCACGATCGTCGTTTGGCAGCGAGCCTCCCGGCGTCTGCTTCCAGGCGCGGCACCATAGCATAAAGGCGGCCCAACATTCTTCCGGGGTCGCAATCGCTATCAATTCACTTGCGAGCAAGCGATCGACGTGAAGGCGAAAATCGCTGAGCATGCTGACGTCATAATCAGGGGGAACGAGGGGCTCCGGTCGATCGTCCACGATGCCTATCCGACGCGTTGGAGTGAGAGGGCTTCGCGCCCGGCGAGCCAGCCGAGCATGAAGGTGCGGACCTCGCGCCAGCGCGAGCGGCGGGGGAATGTGGGGATGCCGAGTTGCTGCCGGATGACGGCGGCGGCGATGCCGCCGCGGCGCCACAAGGTGATCGTCACATGGACGTCGGCGTAGAGTTGGGCTTGGCTCACGGTGCGGCCCCGGCTTTGCGCATGGCGGCGCGGAGTTCGGGCATGCGGGCTTGCCAGCGGGCGTAGAGGGAGGCGTCGTCGCTCGGCGGCCGGGCCGGCGGCACCGCATCCCAGGTGTCGTGAGCGTCGGGGGGGATATGGCGGGCGACGGCGGATTTGGCGCGGCCGAGGGCGGCGGCGATGCTTTTGAGGCCGCAGCCCGCGGCGAGCATGGTTCGCAGGGTGGCGATCTCGTCGGCGTCGAACGGCGATGACTGATAGCCCGAGCGTGTGTAGCGGCCGGTGTAGGTGGAGTGGTTGCTCATGCGGCGGCCTCCGCAGGCGCGAGCGGCAGTGCCCATGCGGCGACTGTCACCGGGCTGATTGTTACCACCAGTTTGGGCTGGAGCCCGTAGATTTTGCGGGCGCGGGCCTCGACAATGAGGGCGTCGTCTCTAAACACCACACCGTTGAATGCGTCGGCCATTAACTTCCACAAATTATCCAGATCGGGCCTGCCGCTTGGCCGGATGAGCCCTAAGATGGCGAGATTGCGGCGCTTTCTGCTCCAGCTTGCCGGGATCGGCAGCTCCGCCAGCAGCTCGACCGACACCGGCTCGTCGAGCACGGCGGCGCCCATGTGCAGCATGGTGTTGGCGGCTTCGATGCGGAGCGCGGCCATTGCGTTGCGCTGCGGCGCGGGGACGAAGTGGGCGCCGGTGCGGGCGGCGATACGCATCCTCGCAAATGGAGTCGGAGGCCCCATAAGGACCACAGTCACGGGCTTAGACATTGCCGCGTTCCTCGCGCCACTTAGCCCAACGGCGCAACTGCCCTTCGGTCAGCTTCTTCCTGGTTTCGTCAGAAGGGGACCGTCCTCGCATAGCGTCGGCTCGCGCTTTAACGGCGGCGGGATCGGCTTTGCGGCCAGTCAGCGACCGCGAGATCTTTGCTCGCTGTTCTGGCGATATGATCCGCCCTTTAGCTATTCGCGATAGCGTTTCCCGATGTGTTTTCGACAAGGGCCTGCCGGTTTGAATGTCGATCAGGCGCTGAACATGTTCAGGCGACAGTTTGCGCCCGCGCTGCGGGCCAATAACGCGCTCGACGAACTCCGGGTCTTGCCAAAGTGCCTTGCGCGCCGCACGCATGCGCTCGCGTGTCTCGTCACTTACGTCATAAGCTCCGTCACCGCCGCCGGTTAAATTGTATCCGCCGTCGCGCACGTGTGTTTTCAGGGAGACGATTAACTCTTGCTCTAGGCGTGCTAGCGACGCTTTGTCATCAGCGGTTGCGATGACTTCGAAGCGGAAAGCCCTGACGCCATGTCGCGCTAGGGCTCGATGAATAAGATGCAGCGGGCTGTGCTTTGCGGTTGATATGTGGGAAGCCCATCGCGCGCTCGGATGCCTCGTTGTTACGCCGATATAAGCCGCGCCGGTCTTGATGTTGGCGATACGATAGACGTACCCAAACGAGGCGACGGGCTCGCCGAGGAGTGACACCGTGATCGGCTGCGCGGTCATGCGGTTGTCCACCGCTCATTCCAGTCTTTGAACGCGAACTGGCGCAACCCTTCCATGCCGGTCACCGGACAAACCCAAATTGGCTGAACACGTTGCGGAAACGGTCACCGTGCGGGCCATAGTAGAAGAAGGCTTGGCCTTGAGTCGGCATGCACTCGTCGCCATCGGGGTCGACGAACTTCACCCGGCCGCGGGTGAAACACAGCAGGTCGGCGGCCGACTCGGCGTGGTGGAACCATGCACCATCGGTGTAATTGTGGGTGAGGACGATGGCCTGGGCGACGTTGCGCGCGGTGACTTCATCGACCAGCTTAGCGATGAACTGGCCGACCAGGGGGGCAGCGTAGGGTGGGTTAAGCCACACCCGGCCGTGCCAGGGTTGCACCAGGCCGTTGTCGGCGGCGGTGTAGTGGCTGATGGCGCGCACGATCTGCTGCGCCACCGGGTGGGTTGCCGGGTCGAGGTCGATCTCGCCCATCACCTCGCGGGCGGCCTCGATGTATTGCGCCGGGGTAAACCACTCGTTGTTGCCGGTGCCGAGCGCGCGGAAGTTTTCGTCCGCTTCCAGCCCCGCCTTGCGATAGGCGGCAACGATCTGCTGTGAGCGGTATTTAACCTCGTCGGAGAGCTTCTTAGCCCACCGGGAGACGGTGTCTACGCGAATGCCGCTTAGCTCGGTGGCCTTGCTGGCAGACAAGATAGCAGGGTCTGCAATCTTGTTTCGGCCGAGGCCGTGCCCGATGCTGACATTCTCATTCCACCAGCGGACGAAGTCCTGCTGTTCGTCAATCTTTAGCTCGATGGCCTGCTCCAGCAGCGGCCAATCTTTAACCCGAGCCGCATACTCGATGATGGCATCGGCCTTTGCCTGCTCGACCTTGGTTGCTTCCGGCGACACGGCCGGCAAGCCGCTGAGGTGCCGCAGCCTCAGCGCACCCACGGCCGCATAATACGAGTCGTGCAAATCGACGCTGGCGTCGTAGGTGCGCTCAGCCATCAGCGCGCCTCACGTAAGCCGCCGGCAGCGAGGCGCAGGGGGAAGCTGCGGCCGGAGGTTGGCCGCCGCCTCGCTGCCGGCGTACCGGCGGCGTGCCCCGACGCGCGCGGCCGGGTAGGGTACTCACCGAGCCCACCGGCGGATGCTGTAGCCGCACAGCATGGCGGCCGGGATGGCGGCGGCGAGGTAGGCGACGGCGATCGCGGCGGCGGTCATGCGGCTTTACCCGCGGGAGGATTCCGGAAAACCTCCGGAGCGATCAGGCAGCCGTGTCGAACAAACAGCAATTGCCACTTGGCCGAGACGCCGCGCTGGCGCCACTTGTAGATGGCTTCATCGCGCGCCCCGAATTGCCGGCCTAGGCGTTCGATCTCGTCCCAAGCGGCAGCATCTACCTTGCTTCTCGCCCTGAGTTTTGCCCAGCCCGATTGAGTAGCCGCGCGATCCAATAGGCTATCCAGCCGGCGAGCCATTTCATCTTCCCCCCAGGCTTTCATTTCTCGGCCGCCCATTCAGCGAGGCGGCGGCGGACGGCGCCGCGCTCGACTTCCTGAGCGTCCATTTCGGCGAGCAGCGCCACCGCCAACTCGCGGCGACGGGCTGAGGAGAAGCGTCGATAGAGGCTGTGGCGCGCGGTATCGAGAGGGATGCCGAGCAGCCGGGCCAGCCTCTTCATCGTGTCGCGCGGGTAGACCGCGCGGATAGCGGCGGCCTCGTCGATCATCGGAGTCGCAATTCTGTTGCGGTGCATTTGACCGCCCCTCTCGCCAATGTTCGGGATGCGAGAGGAGGCAAAGTGGCAGAGGTGCCGGCAGCCGCAGTTATGGGATGGCGTCCGGGGGTAACGGACGGTGGCTGCGGCTGCCGGGTCATGCTGCGTCGGCTTGAGCCGCCCGCAGTACATCTTGCAGGCGACGGTAAACATCGAGTGTTGGTGAAGTACGACCGACTCGCCACCGATAAAACGTTGTGTGCGCTATGTTTGCGCGCTTACACAACTCGGCGACGGAGAGGCCAACCTCATCTGCCAAACGCTCAACATCGGCGGGCGAAAGCAGGCAATCCATGAGGCAAAGTTTGCGTGCAATATTGCACGACGGTCAAGTGCATTCTTGCAGAATGACGCCGTCTATATGGCCGTGCAAATGTGCACTTATGGATGACGATCAGGAAGCCGCTCGGCGGTTTGTTAAAGACATCCTGCGGATAACCGGCTGGTCATCGAACCGGCTGGCAAAAGAAGCCCAGATATCGCACACGACGATATCGCGGTTTTTAAATAACCAGGATGTGACCCATACTTTGTCGGCTCGGACTTTATCGAAAGTCCGCAATGCCGCAGCCGCGTCGCAGGGGATCACCCTTGCTCAACTTGACGCAATATGGCTGGTAGCCCAGGGTCGCCCGACTACGCGTTCTGGATAACGGACCCCTACTAAGCATCGCTCTCTCCATCAAACGCCGGACGGGCTGATCCCCGTCCGGCGTTCACATTTTACGGCTTAGCCAAGCGACTAGCGACGGCGCTTTCCTCCCTTCGACCGGGCGGCGGGTGTGCAATTTTGCACTTGACGTACGTGCAGGAATGCACATCATTGCTCCCACGACCGGCACCAACCCATCCCGGGCGTGTGCCCTCGTGAGGAGTGTTGTGATGAGTGATACCAAGACGACGACCTGGGCGCCGGCAGTGCGGTGCGATCTGACGGCCGGGTCGCAGGCGTTCGCGCATGCGGTCGAGAAGTTCCGCGCCTGGGCGGCGGAACAGCAACGCCCGTCGCTGGATTTTCTTACGACGGGGTGGCACACGATCACCCCGGAGATTGCGGAGCAGTTGCTGATCTGCAACCGGCATAACCGCAAGCTGCGCTATACCGATGTGCTGCGTTATGCCACCGATATGTCGACGGGGCGGTGGCTCAAGACCGGCGAGCCGGTGATCATCACCGACGCCGGCGATCTCGAGGACGCCGGGCACCGCTGCATGGCGTGCCTGTTCTCGGGCTGCTCGTTTCCGACGTTCGTGGTAACCGGCGTTCCGCACGACGACCAGTTGTTCAGCTTCATCGACAACGGTGTCTCCCGCACCGGGGACGATACGCTGCACTGTGCCGGGCTCAACGGGCTGAGCGGCAACATCCAGTCGGCGATCAAGAACTACGCCATCCGCTACGACGAGGGCTTGCTGCACTGGCACGGGCGTCCGTCGATTACGCCGATCGCCAACCACCACATTCTCGACTATGCGCAGGCGCATCCGTCGCTGGCGGTGGTGGCGCACAAGGTGGCGGACGTCTACCAGGCGGCGATCCGGCGGCTCGACGACAAGGTTGCGGCAACCTTTGTCGGATGGAAGATCCACGAAGCCTACGGCACTGGCGTGTTTGACGAGTTCATGATGTCGCTGACGCAATCGGATCTGCCCGCTGGGCATCCGGTTCTGGTGCTGCAGAAGCGTCTTGATGACCACGAGGCAGCCAAGGACGCGGCGCCTCGGTCGGCCAAAGCTAAGTTCAAGCTCAATGGCGTCAAGACCGTGGTGCTGGCGATGCGCGCCTTTCTGTATTGGCAGGAGGGTCGGATGAACGTGCGGCGGCTCGATCCCGGTATGGATGATCCGTTCCCCCGGATCGAGAAGCCGGAGGAAGGCGAACTCGCCGCCGCCGCACAATAACTCGACAGGGGCGGGGGGAAACTCCCGCCCTTCTTTTGCAGGATCAGCCCGATGCCATACCCCCATCACCCCGACACTGAACTCTTTCCGATGCTGTCGGAGGACGAACTAATCGAGCTTGCCGACGATATTGCTGCCAATGGACTGTATGAGGCGATCAAGCTCGACCCTACCGGCGAGATTCTGGTTGACGGCCGCAACCGCGAGGCGGCCTGCGATATAGCCGGTGTCGAACCGCGCTATGTGCGCCTGCCGGATGGCACTGACATCTTCGCTTACATCGTCGCGACGAATCTGCGCCGCCGACATCTGTCCGCCGCCACGCGCCACGACGTTATTCGCGCAATAGCAGCCCGTAACCCAGATTTGAGTAATCGGCAAATAGCCAAGCTGGCCAACGTCAGTCATGTGACTGTAGGACAAGCAATCTCCGTTCAACTGGACAGGGGCCTTCCAGTTGAACGCAAGACCATCGGTGCCGATGGAAAGTTAAGACCGGCATCGGGGAAGATCAGCGAAGTAACCAGAGCGGCGGTTATTGCAGATTTAAAAAAATATCCCTGGGAGCAGCGCGACATCGCCGAGCGCCACGGCGTCTCGGTCGGCACCGTCGCCGGCATTAAACGCCGCCTCAAATCGGAGGGCGGTTTACCCAAGCCCACCACGCCGACCATCGCTGAGCAGCTGGCCAAACGCGCTGCCAATCTGCCGCGTTTCGACACGATGACCCGCGAAGAACGTGGCATGGGCTCGCGCGAATACGGCGCCGAGCAGCACCCGGAGTACCCGCCGGGCTGGACCCGCGACCATGTCCACCGCGAGAAGTACGGACGCATCCAGATTTACACGCCGGCGCAAATTGAGGAGCAGGCGCTCGCGAAACGCAACATTGCGAGCATCGGGGGATTAAAAATCTTCTTCGAAAACGCTCTCGATATCGAGGACCTAGACAGACTCAGCGAAAATTCGCAGGAGTTTAACGACCTCCAGGTAGAAAAATTCGGCCCGCGAGTCCTCGATTTGATTGCCGGGTATCTCGCCCGCATCAAAGCCCGCAAAGCGCCCAAGCTGACGATCGTAAAGCCGTGATCCTCGACACTGTTGGCATAGTGATGGCGGTGCTCTGCGCCCTGGTGACAGTGGCGTGGATGTGGGTGCTGCTGTGATACGTCCGTCCCTCGATCAGCTTCTCTACCGGGTGTTTTGCGAAGCGCAGGCCCTACTGCGCGAGGCGGAGCGGCTCGATGCCGGCCGGCTGCCGCGGATTGCCGAGCGGCTGCTGCCGCTGAGCCGGGCGGTGGAGGCGGTCGAGGACCACGAACAGCGCGCCGCCGAGGCCGAGGATCGCGCGGCGGCGTGTATGGGATGGCTGTAGTGTGGTGGCGTGACCGCTGGTGCCGCAAGCGGCTGACGTGGCCGCAGCGGGTTCTGTTTTACCGCCGCTGCGCGTGTCCCGCCGGGATCTGTTTGCCGCAGGGGCCGGGCGGCCCGGTCGAGCCGCGATGACTGGCGCGCTGGCCGCCGGGCTGCTGTGGCTCGTCGCCGACACGGTTGACCCGCAGGTGCTGTCGATCGAGTGGCCCGACGGCAGCTCGGAGACGGTGGCGGCCACCAACGCCGGCATCTGCGCAATTGCGGTGAGCGCGCTCCTGAGCGGGCTATGGCGCCCGGTGGGGCGGCCCGAGCCGCCGCTGAGCGCGAGCTGCAGCACCGGCAATGCGTTTGCCGCCGATGCGTTTTGTATCAAAGGACACGACCGCGACTGCGGGAGGCGATGAAGATGGGCGCGATCTCATTCTCGAATTGCGTTTTCGAGCAGCCCGCACGGCGACGTCGCCGCTGCCGATCGTTGTTTCTGCCGGCCGGGATCATGCTGTGGGTGGCCGCGGTCGGCTGGGTGCTGGCGGCGCTGGCGCTATGAGCGATCCGTTGGCACCACAATCCGGCGATTGTCCATTAAGCGAGAGCGAGGTGCGCGAATTGATTTATGCCGCGCTGTCGATCAATGACCGGCTAACGATCGATGATTGCGGTGTCGCGCATTTCGGCGGCAGCCAGAACGATGTCGAGGATTTCCGCGAAACCATCAATCGCCTCTGGCATCGCAGTGTCGGTTGGATTGAGCGACCCGAAGAGGCTAAACGATGACCGAGCCCGCACGCGAGCAGTGGCAGATAACCTCGATCGGCGAGTGGCTCGAGCGGCGCCGTCACCACATCACCGCCAGCAGGATTGGTGCCCTGTTCGACTGCCACGATTACCTGTCACGCGAAGGGCTGGCGGCTGAACTGAGGGGCGAGTCGGGCGAGGTGCCGAATGCCAGCATGCGCGCCGGCAACATCCTCGAGGGCGGCTTCCCGGCGGCGGTGCGGCTGGATGACAAACCGTGGGCGCTGAGCAAGGCTGACACCTATCACTGGCTGCCCGAGCACCGGCTGGGCTGCACGCCGGACTTCTGGATCGGCGATGACGGGTTGTTCCAGGCCAAGACTGCCAGCACCGAGCAGTGGCAGAAATGGCACGGGCATCCGCCGCTGATGTACCTGCTGCAGACCCTCACCGAGCTGATCGTCACCGGGCGCACCTGGGGCGTGCTGGGAGTGATGATCCGGGCCGGCGGCTATCCTATCCATTATTACGAAGTGGCCCGCCACGAGGCGGCGGAGCGGCGCATATTGGATGCTGTCGCGGCCTGGTGGCGGGCGTTCGATGCGGGCGAGTTCCCGGCGGCGGCGCCGAGCGCGGAGATCGCCGAGATGCTCGACGACGGCAGCCACCTCGACCTTTCCGATAACAATTACCTTTGCTCCGGCCTGCTGCCCGAGCGCGAGAAATTAAAGGCGGAGCTTTCGGCCGGCGAAAAACGCGTGTCCGAGATCGACAGCATCATCAAGGCAGCGATGGGCAACGCGTCGAGTGCGTGGATACCTGGGTACAACCTTACGTACCGCTCGCAGAGCCGCAAGGAAGTGACCATTCCGGCCAAGACGTTCCGCGTCCTGCGGGTGCGCGCCGCCGCCGAGGAGGAGGGAGCCGATGTCCAATGAATTAGCGCCGCTGCCGTTCGAGCAGATGCAGGCGCTGGCGCAGTCGATCGCGCGCAGCGGCATGTTCGGCATCCGCACGCCGGACCAGGCGATGGTGTTGATGTCGATTGCGCAGGCCGAGGGCCGGCACCCCGCATTGGCGGCGCGCGACTACCACATCATCAATAATTCGCCGAGCAAAAAGAGCGAGGCGATGCTGCGCGACTTCTTGGGTGCCGGCGGCAAGGTGCAGTGGCACGAGTTGACGGACGACGCTGCCGAGGCGACGTTCAGCCATCCGCAAGGCGGCGAGGCCAAGATCCGCTGGGACGCGGCCCGCGTCACGAGGGCGGGCCTCGGCGTCAATGCCATGCACAAGAAATATCCGAGGCAGATGTTGCGCAGCCGCGTGGTGTCAGAGGGTGTTCGCACCATCTGGCCGATGGCAACCGGGGGGCTTTATGCCCCGGAAGAAGTCGCCGACATGCCACCGCGCGAGCCGATCGACGTGACGCCGGCCGCGCCGATCGACACCGCCGCCGACCTCGATGCGTTTGCCGCCGAGCCAATGGTCGACGAGGAGCGGCTGCACCAACGGGCCGAGGGCGTTGCCAAGGAAGGCACAGAGGCGCTGCGCGGCTTCTGGGAGAGGCTGGCGGGCTCGGAGCGCAAGTCTCTGCAACCGCTCATGCCTACGTACAAGGCTGTCGCTGTAGAGGCTGACGAGCGGGCGCGGGACGACGACCCGTTCGGCCTGCCGCCGATCTCCGAAGAGCACTTCACCCATGTCGACACAACCAAGCACGCACTGATCCTGGAGCACCCGGCGGTGCCGTTCGCCGCGGCGGTGCGCGGGCTGGTGCCAGCCGCCGGCGACGACGGCGAGTTGGACTGGGCCGCCTGGTCGCGGGCGTTTGTTGCCCTCGTCGAGCAGGCGACGCCGGCCGAGGCGCGGAAATGCCGGCTCAGCGATCTGCCGCATTATGGCAAGTGCCGCACTGAGGATGGCGATGCGGCGCGGGCGGTGCTAGAGGCGGTGAACGCGAAGAGCAAGGAGGCGGCGCAATGAAGAAGATGCGCGAGGTCAAATGGGAGCCCGGGCGCTGGATTGACTTCGCATATCCCGGCGGCGCGATACGTGAGCGTGACGGGACCATAGTGGCGACCGGCCTCATGATATCGGAGGAAGACGCCGAAAAGCTGAAGGCAAAGATCACGGCGGAGTGGCCCGCGTGGCGGCGACGCAACACTAATTAGGAGAGCGCCGATGGCCGCCCCCCCAGCCGTTGATATCCAGCCGCTGACTTGAACTGATGTCTCGCGGGCCAACAACATTCCGACAACGGGACGTGTCCGCAGCCATGAAGGCGGCGACGGACGCCGGCTATGCCGTGGTCCGGGTCGAAATTGACAAGACCGGGAAGATCATTCTCGTAACGTCAAAGGCGGGCAATACCGTCGAGGAGGAGGTGGCCAAGTGGGACGCGGCGCTCTCGTGAGACTGAAGTACATTCACCAATTCCGCGACCGCTACGGACAGGTCCGCTACTACTTCCGACGCGACGGCCGCCGCACGGCGCTTCCCGGCGCACCTGGGACACTGGAGTTCATGGAGGCTTACCACAGAGCCTCCGCAGGCTTTGAGGTGCCCCAGCGTGCGTCTAGCGCGGCGGGATCGGTTTCCGCCGTGATCGCCGCCTATTACCAGCACAATGCATTTGTCGCGCAGGCTGCCAGCACCCGAGCGACCCGCCGGCGCATCCTCGAAAACTTCCGCGCCGAGCATGGTGCGCTTTCAATCACCGGGCTGCGGGCAAATCATATTGCCAAGATACTCAGCGGGAAGACGCCGGGGATGGCGAAGCAGTGGATGAATGCGCTGCGCGGCCTAATGCGGTTTGCAGTGCTGATCGGGGCGTGCCCGACCGATCAGACTGTCGGGCTTAAAGCTCCCCTCATATCCAGCCCCGGCCACCATAGTTGGACCGAAGACGAGATCGCCCGATATATAGCGCGGCACCGGATCGGAACGCGCGCCCACCTCGCGATGGGGCTACTGCTTCACACTGCCGCCCGGCGGGGCGACATCGTGCGCCTCGGCCCGCAGCACATCCGCAACGGCGTGTTGACCTACGTTCAGCAGAAAACGAAGCGGCGCCTGGAAATTCCGGTCGCAGCCGAGCTTGTCGAGATCATCGCCGCGTCGGCGGGCGGCCATTTGACCTTTCTGACAACCCAAGCCGGAATGCCCTACAGCGCTGAGGGGTTTGGCAATCTGTTTCGACAGTGGTGCAACGAGGCTGGGTTGCCGCACTGCTCCGCGCATGGGTTACGCAAGGCCCAAGCCCGGCGGCTCGCCGAGGCCGGCTGCAGCGCACCGCAGATCGCTGCCATCACGGGGCATAAGACGCTGAGCGAGGTACAGCGCTACATCGAGGCGGCATCACAGAAGACGCTCGCGGTAGCCGCGATGAGGACCGTAGCGCGAACATGAATTGGCAAACTCAGTTTCGGGTTTGCCAAACAGGCCAAAAATCGCTGCAATTTCAATGGTAAAATGCGTGGGTGCGGTACCCTCGAGGACCGCAATAATATAATGTTTTCAATGCTGTTTGCCAGATTTTGGGGGTAATGCCTCCTATTGATATCAAAGGCTTTTTTGACGGATTGGCAAACTCACATGCCGGGGGTCGCAGGTTCAATCCCTGCCGCGCCCACCACGCGTTAAGCATGAATTGAGTTCACGTTATCTGGCAATGTGAAGTGAGTTCAGCTATGATCCTGGTGCCGCGGGGAATAGGCCCCGCGGTTTACCAGGGAGGGCCGGATGCAAATCCAGCTCTTCCTGTCCCTTGGTTGGCTGCGGCTCCGCGTAAAGATCCGCATCCGCCGGTAGGGACAGGGCGCCGGGAGAGTGATTGGCTCTCTCGGCCGCCCCTGGAACATAGGAGCGATTGAGTGGACAGGCAAGAAATACGCGAGGCACGGCAGCGGCTTGGGGTGACCCAGGCGCAGCTCGCTCAGGCGCTCGGCGTTACGGCGCGCTCGGTGATCGCCTGGGAGAAAGGCGAGGCGCCGATCAGCACGGTTGTCGCGCTGGCGATCCGCCACCTGCTCCAGCAGCACGAGGCTGCAGAATGACCATCATCGACACGCTGAAGCTCGCCCGGAGCCTCCAGAGTAAGGGTGGGTTCACCCAGGAAACTGCGGAGGCTACCGCCGAGGCGCTAAACGAGGCGCTCAACAGCAGCGGCGTCGCCACCAAGGCCGACATTGCCGGCCTCAAAGCCGATATTGCCGGCCTTTCTATTGCCACCAAAGCTGACATCGACAGGCTCGCCGTCTCTAGCAAAGCGGATATCGGTCGCCTCGACAGCCGCCTAAACCTACTCGACGGCAAAATCACCATTGCGCTGTGGGCGATCGGCATCAACGCCGCCGCGACCATCGCAATGCTGGTCAAACATTGGTGAGAATGATGAAGCACCTTATCCTCGGCGCGCTTGCCGCCGCAGCCGTCGTGTTCACCGCGCAGGCCGAGCCAAAC